CAACTGGATCTATTGTTTCTACTGCCGATCAAATTACCAATAATGTCAACACCTTAGCAGGTGAAGAACGTCAGGCAACAATGCCTCAACAGGCTGCTCCTACAGAACTTAAGGCAAGCCCAAGAATCTTTAGATTACCAACTGTTAATTACAATGTTGATAGAGTCATTACTCAGGTTATTGGTGGCGTTTCTGGATTTGAAATCGATAATTCTATCAAGACCATTGAGGTAGATCAGTTAACAGCAATCATTCAGATTCCAGCAAGAAAGGCATTTGTTCCAAAAGGACTACCTTCTCTTAATGGTTACGGAACATTCTTGGATGCTCCATTGGCAGAAGTTATCAACGCTCCTGACAATTACAGAGAGATTGTATATGTAGCAAATACTAGTAGATTCCCAGACACTCCAAGTAGATTACGTATTGGTAGAGAACTTCTATTCTATAGAGAGAAACAAGAAGATAGATTCCTTGGGGTTAGCAGAGGTTGGTTAGGTACAGCAGCTGATGCTCATAATGCTGGTGATCTAGTTCTTCATGAACCAGAATTTGTCACTCTACTTTCTGGTGGTGTCACTGAGATTTACACTGAAGTCAGTGTTTCTTCTGCCTCTACTGCTAGAAGAGAATCTAAGTTTACTATTCAATCTATCAGTGATGTTCAGATTGTTGAAGAAGAATCTCATGTAAATCAAATTGAAAATGAATTCCAAATCGAAGTTGATCAATTTGAACCAGATGTAATTGAACAGATTACAATCATTCCTCCTACATCATATAATATCATTACCAGTGTACATTCTACTACTTCTAGAATTAGTTTTGCCGATGTAACTCCTAGAGATATATCTGGATTTGTTAATGCCGAAGTTGTTACGATTGAAGAAACAACTCTCCAATTAACACAAGAAGATAAGATTCTCATCAAACCACTTTCTAAGATTGAATCTATTTCTATTGGTTCGATTTCTGCTACAGCATCTTCTACATCTCAAGTTGTTACTACTTCTTATAATAACACGTCTACTTTAATTGGTCTTAATGTTGAAGTACTCAATACAATAAAGACTATATCTTCTCCTCTTGTTGACCCAATTAATATTAAGGTCAATTCATTGCCAACGACTTCTATTGTGACAACAATTACAGATCATCAATTGGATCTTACTTCAATTGCTGAAATGAACGTTCTTACAGAACAGCAAGTATTACGTCGTTCAATTGAAATTACTACAAGTATACAAGATGTTGACACATTTGTAACTACATTTAGTTTGATTGTTGGTTCTAGAGCAGATGGCGTTGGTGGATCTGCTGTTCAAGTTCCTTACAAATTTGCTGTTATTGATTTTATCATTGAAGAAAATGTTCTTGAAACTACTATTGAGCAAAGAAATGGTAATACAGTATTCTTAGCAGATCCATACAATGAAGTTGTTTATAGAGATGGATCTACATTTATTGTAGAGAACAGATCACAAAAAGAACCACCAGGATTTGAAGACTACACGTTGGGTAATGTTGGTCTCACGTTAGGAGCATTCGAAACTAATGCTTTAGTTGATTCTGGTATTAGTTCTGGATTAACAATTGGAGATCTAGATGCCATTTACCCAACATTAAGTATCCGTGATTTCGAATTTAGAGAGCAATCTGCTTTAATTGCTAATGGTGATAGATTTAATCTTGCCATCCCATCGTATCAGCAACCTGTTGCTTTATCACAAGTGTCGGGTGCTATACCAGCATCTATCACCGTATTGAGTACAGAATACTTTGCTGATTCTGGTTATCTATATACAAGAGGAGGAACAGTGGTACAGTATACCGCTAAAACCCCCACATCATTTGAAGGTTGTACGGTCTTCCGAGGAACAAACAGCATTACGGTTGGGGACGATATCATTCCGTTCTCTGTCGTATAAATATAAATAAATCAGACAAAACGTTCACACCCCCGAGAGAGTTTATCAATGGCTGCTATCATCTCAGATAAGTTTAGAATTTTTAATGCTTCCCAGTTTCTAGAATCACTGAGTGAAGCAGAAGACACGAAGATGTATTTCTTCGTAGGTCGTCCTCAACGTTGGGATGCCTACCTAGAAATCTTCAGTGCTAATAACACAGCATTCGTTGTTGGCAACGAAGTATATGTTGGTGCTACTTATGGCACTGCTACCTTTAAAGCAGAAATTAGAGAAGTATACGAAAACTCACTTCTTCTATTCCAAATTGGTCCAACCACAAATGCTACTCCTGCAGTAGGTTCACAACTCAAAGCGTGGAATGGAACTGCTGATACTGGCGCTCAAGCATTGACTGGTGTTTATCGTTACGCTACAGAGGATGTTCCCCCTGTACCTCTCGACAACCAAGCAGAAAAGTATGATATCTATGATGATATCATTGCTGCTAAGCGTATTACCACCGATTTCGCCCGTAGCGTAATCCGTCGTTTCAACTGGGACATCTCTGCTAACCCAGTATTCGACATGTGGAAGCCTGATTACTCCACAACTCCTGGTTCTGGTGGTCAGATTGGTAAGGCAGCTGCTACTGGTGCTACCAACATTGCTGACGCTAAGTACTATCTAATTAACTCACAGTACGAGGTATTTAAGTGCCTCTACAATGGTCAGAATCCTGCTAACACAAGCGGTCAAACTGCCACTAACGAACCCAAGACCACACCTTCTGCTGGTCAAGGTTCTTATGATGCTGTTACTGGCAAATTTACCGAGGATGCTTCTGCTCCTGGTGGATATATTTGGAAGTATATGTACACCATCCCAACTGATGACGTACTACGCTTCCTGTCTACGGACTTCATGCCAATTGTTCTTCCAACGAACCAGTCACGTATCGATACCGAAGCAATCGCTACAGCTGCTCCTAATGCCATCGATGTTGTTCTAGTTGAAGACGCTGGAACTGCTCTACCTAATGGTACTCACTATGCTCCTATTCTTGGAGATGGCACTGGTGGTGCCGTTGAAGTTGTAGTTGTTGGTGGTAGTATCAGTGAAGTAACTGTTGTAACTCCTGGTTCTGGTTACACTTATGCTTCTATTGCTTTAGAAACTGGTCTTCTAAATGGCGATCCAGGTTGGACTGGTTCTGCTTATGGTCTATACACTTCAACCGCTTTCAGTGCTGCTGTTACTGTAGGTAATACAGCAACTGGTGCTCTTGAAGTCATTCTACCTCCTCAAGGTGGTCACGGTTCGAACTTTGAAGAAGAGCTCAATGCCAAGCGTGTTATGACGAACATCCGTCTAACTTATGCTGAAGGATCTGGCGACTTCCCTGTTGATAACGACTTCCGTCGTATCGGTATTATCAAGGATCCATATGCTTTCGGTACTACAACCGTCGCTTCTACCAGCACCCTAAATGGTGTATATGCTGCCAGAATTGAGAACGCTACTGCTGACTATCAGGTTGATGAAACAATCCGTCAAACTGTTGCTGCTGGTGGTTTTGCTTACGGCACCGTAGTTTCTTGGGAACTAGATGCTGGTAATGCTGGTCCTGGTGGAACTGGTGTTCTCAAGTGGATTCAGTCACCTTCACTTCACACCGATGCTGGTGTTGTAAGAGCTTTCGAAGCATCAGCTAATAACATTGAAGGTCTTTCTTCACTTGCTGCTGGTGATGTTATCACCACTGCTGATGATGCTGTAGAAGCAAACGTGACTCTCGGTGGAGTTACATTCTCGAATGGTCTTGCTAACCCAGAGATCGAAAATAACTCTGGCGAGATCATCTATGTTGAGAACCGTCGTCTCATCACACGTGCTGCCGACCAGATCGAAGATATCAAACTCGTTATTGAGTTCTGATTTACTTTTTACTCCGCTAAATACTTCAACGATAATGTAGAGTATTTGGCGGAGTAACATGCCACAGAAGACTAATCTTAATGTAGCACCATATTATGATGATTTTGATGCTGACAAGAACTTTTACAAAGTTCTGTTCAGACCTGGATACTCGATCCAGACTAGGGAATTAACATCTCTACAATCGATCCTCCAGAATCAAATTGAGAGTTATGGTAAGTTCTTGTTTAAACAAGGACAGCAAGTAATTCCTGGTGAAGTTGGTTTAAATACCAAACTTGACTTCGTTAAATTGTCTTCTGTGTCTGAGGTTGCTGTCAATGAAGGTGGACAAATTGTCTACAAAAAATATGACATTAAAAAACTAGTTAATACTGACCTTAGGGGAATCAATTCGGGGGTTGTCGGTAAGGTCGTATCAGCAGAATATGGGTCTGACATAGAAGCTGATACATTGTTTGTCAAGTATACAACTAGTGGTGACGCTAATAATGAATCTACTTTTAGACAAGGCGAAACACTCGAAGTTATTGACGGCATCAACACTCCTCTACTTGTAGTTGGTACTGATGGTAGTGTTCTACCAACTAGTATTAACGTAACCGATCCTGTCTCTGGAAATGTTAACTCGTTTAGCAGTCCAGCGATGGGATTTGCTACTGCAGTTGAAGTTCAGGAAGGTATTTACTTTGTAAATGGTTTCTTTGTCAAGAATCAGAAACAACTCCTGATTATTAATAAGTATTATGACAAAGCTTCCGCTAAAGTTGGATTTACAATCAACGAAGATATTGTAACTCCAGAACAAGATGGTTCTTTATATGATAACGCTAGAGGTTTCTCTAACGCTTCTGCTCCTGGTGCTCACAGACTTAGTATCGATCTAACCTTAACTAAGTTTGATTATGGAGCAAACACAGATAAGAACTTTATTCAACTTCTTCAAATTAAAGAAGGATCTGTAGAGAAACAAGTAAAAGCAGCAGATTATTCTCTACTAGAAGAAACCTTAGCAAGAAGAACCTATGACGAATCTGGAGACTATGTTGTAGATGATTTTGATTACTCTATTAGAGAATACTACCAGAAAGGATTTAACAATGGTGTGTATGCTCTCAGTGAAGAAACTGGTCTAGTTAATGGATATAGTGAAGTAGATGCTGCTGATAGAATGGTTCTTACCGTAAGTTCTGGTAAGGCATATGTCAAGGGTTATGAAATTGTTAATAAAGAGTCGAAACCACTAGAAGTAGAAAAAGGAAGAGATACTCTTTCTAGAGACAACGTTACTCTAAAGAGTCGTGGACTTCCAGAGTTTAATATTACCAACGTATATGGTTCTGTTCCTTTGAACAACGTTGGCGATACAATTACAGGATATCCAACTGTAACTTTAAATTCAACATTTACTGATGGCACAATTGGGTTCTCTGGTCTAGAAGCATCTTCATATTACAAGAGAACTGTTAATAGAAGATCAAAACAACTTGGTATTAATACTGGTATTAAAACTATTTGGGTTCAACTTTCTGGGACAGTTCCATCTAACACTGATGCTATTCCCAACACTTTATGGTTTGTCACTACAAGAGGAACTGGAAGTGTTCTTGGCAAATCTGTTGAGGTGATTGCTAAATCATTAGTAACCAGAGAAGATATTGCAGCAGCAACGACATTTGCTGAACTTACTGTTATTGGCGATAAGGCAATTCTAGATGAGTTCTTGCTTGAGTATGATACTGGATTCCCAAATGTTTTTGAGAAATACCTATATCAAACCGAAGCTGCTATGCTCTCCGAGACGGGAGAATGGGGTACAATTAGAGACTACAATGCTAGTATTACTCCAGTAATTGGTTTGGCAAAACCAAAAAACTTTAGACTTATCAATAGAGCATTAGGATTTAATCCAGATACTGATATTGTTCTATCTAGAGGTAGATCTGGAACACAAACTCCTTATGAGGCTACATTTGGATTTAGTTATTTCAATCCAACATTCTTTACAAAACTAACTTTAGATAGAAGTATAGCAGACGGCACCTTTACAAAAGGTAAGTACATTTATGGAAAAGAAAGTAAAGCGTATGCTGTTATTGAGAATGATACTACAGAAAATTTCTCTGGAAATAACACACTGTTTGTAACTACTCTGTTTGGACAGTTTATTTCTGGCGAAACCATTATTGATGAAGCAAACAATACTATTAAAATTGCTAAGAACAACACTCTGTCACACTTTGTTGTTACCAAACGAGGTGCTAATTATGATGGTTCTGAGAACATGTTCATTAATGGTGCTGAGTATGATCAATCTAAGATCGACTTGTCTTACAACTCCAGTGGAACAGCAATTGTATCTGCTGTAATTTTAGATCAAAAAGTTCGTAATATTGAGTATTTTTCACCACCTGTAGTTACATTAACTGGAGATGATGATAATGCTACCCCTGCTATTATTGTTCCTGTATTGTTTAGAGATACTGTTCTGACTTACACGCCTCAAAATGTGAAGTCATTTGCTTCGGTATACAATAACTATACTTTTACAGCAGATATTGATGTATCATCTTCATCTTATGCTACATACACTCAAATTAGTGACTTTAGTTTCTTTGGATCTGAGGGAGGAAAATATCTTGAGTGTAATGGATTTGGTGCTAACTTAACTGGATTAATTCAGGGAGACATTATTCAGTTTACCGATGCTGATAACAACGTAATCAGAACAGTTGTACAATATGTTACCGAACCTTCTGGTATTGATAAATCAAGAATTTATCTCGATTATTCTCTACCAGCAGATGTTGTAAATGCTACTATTATTAAATTACGTCCAAGAATTGCTAACTCTTCATCTTCATTGGTGTTCCCAACAGGAAGTAAGCAAGTCGCTTCTTTAGTTAGTGATACCAGCGATACTAAGTTCAAGTATTACATCAGAAAAGATTTTGTAACTGAACTTTCTGCTGCTGGTGGATTACTAACTTTCACCGCTCAATTGCCAGTTGGTACACAAAAGTTTGTTGGATTTACTGAACAAAACTTTATCATTACTGTACTAGATAAAGGATCTTCTACAGTTGTAGAAAATGGTGATATTGTTTATATTGATCCAAGATACGTCACTATTACAGATTCTCAAGTTACTGCTAGCACAGTTACAGCTGGCGCTTTGGCAATTGAAGGACTACCACAGAATTACTTTGGAACCATCCTTGATGGCAACTATCCAACTCTCAAATTAACCGCTACGGTAGAGATCGACAAAGCACGTCCTAGATTAAAAACTGTAGTCAGAAATAAGAGAGTTGTTGTCGTTTCAAGTGGTGACCGTGTAATTCCTATTAGAGGTCAAGATTATGATTCTGATATTATTGAAACGTTCTCATATTCTGATGTATTTAAATTAAAGTATATTTACGAAGGAACGGTAACTAATCCACCATCAGTAGATAGATCTGGTAATTTGATTAGTGGAACAGACGTTACATACAAGTTTAGTTTTGACAATGGTCAGCGTGACACTTATTATGATGTTTCTAGAATTATTCTAAAACCTGGATTTGATGCTCCTACAGGTCAGTTAATTATTGCTTTTGATTACTTCAACCATTCTGCTGGAGATTTCTCTACCGTTGATTCTTATGTACACGAAGCTGGTGTTACAGCGGAAGAAATTCCTTTGTTTAACTCAGAAGCAAATGGTTTAGTAGCACTTAGAGATTGTATTGACTTTAGACCAAAGGTAGACAATAACACTACAATTACTGGTTTCCAAGATAACTCAATTGTTTCTCTATTCGATTCTACCGACTATATTAGCTTTACTGGTAATGGCGGCATTCCTTCTGCTACTCCTGCTCCAGATACAAATCTAATCTTTACTATGTCATTTAGTGAGAAGCAGTATCTTGATCGTATTGATGGATTGTTCCTTACCAAGCAAGGAGATTTTGTTGTCAAGAAAGGCAACTCTTCTCTCAACCCATCCAAACCAGAACCAATTGATGATGCTATTTCTCTTTGCTATCTACATATCCCTGCTTATACTAACAGCAGCAAAGATGTAAGAGTTATCCCTGTCGATAACAAGCGTTATACTATGAAGGACATTGGTAAGTTAGAGAAACGTATCGAACGTCTTGAATACTACACTACTCTAAGCATTCTAGAGCAGCAAACACAGAACATGCAAATCAAGGATGATCTTGGTCTAGAAAGATTTAAGAGTGGATTCCTTGTAGATAACTTCGAAGCACATAGAGTTGGAAATCTTAAATCAGTTGATTACAAGTGTGCTATTGACACTCAGCAATCTGTTCTTAGACCACAATCTAAGGAAGATAGCTTAAGTCTTAGAGAAATCAACACAAGAGATGACCAAAGACAAGTTGCTGGTTACACAATTAAGAATGGAGTTGTTTCTCTGCCATACACTGAAGTAGAAGTTTTGGGCAACAAAAATGCTACTAAAACTATTAATCCAAATCCATTTGTTGTCATTCAATATGTTGGCGAGTCAGTGATTACTCCACAACAAGATTCTTGGTATGATCAATCCGTCGCTCCTCTTGTTTCTGATTCTAATACTAAACTAAATTCTATTTACTTAGCAAAAGAAGAATATCTTGCTGATGCTTATTCTAGTATTTACAATTCATTCATTGTAAACTGGTGTGGTACTGATCAGGCATTCTTGCCAATTGAATCTCTAGCAAATGTCAACAGTGAAGATTTAGAATCTTCAGTACAAACTGCCAGTGTTGCTAGTTCTTCTAACACCAGTCCACAGAATAATGAACTTGGAAAGGGACAATCTTCAAGGCAGGTTGGTAATAAGAAAATTGCTAGTTCTGTAACGTTCTTTGCTAGATCAATTCCAATTAAGTTTGTTGTCAATCGTCTGAAGCCTAATACCAGAGTATACGTCTTCATGGAAGGTCGTGATATTAATGGATGGGTAGTTCCTGATACGAGATTTACTGGTATTGCTGGAAACTCTTTAACTTCATTTGGATCTGAACTTGTAACAGATTCTAATGGTAATCTCAGTGGTATCATTATAGTTCCAGCAGGTCTAAAACCAACTCCAAATACCAGATGGACTGGTAACGTTGATACAGTTTCATACAGTGAAGGTTCTGAAGAGGTTAGATTTACAACTGGCGTTAAGACCATCAGATTTACATCAAGTGATCAAAATCAAGATAAAGCATCTGCTGATACATATGCCGAAGTTCAGTTCTATGCTACTGGAGCTCTTCCAAACAATCCTCCAAGTATTACATCTACACAAGCAGCATTCTTCAAATCAAATGAGGGTGTACAATTAGTTGATAGCAATACCGACAACCCAATCAAACCAAATCCTCTTGCTCAAACATTCAAGGTTGAGAATTTCCCACTTGGTATGATGACAACTGGTGTAGATCTCTTCTTCCAGAAAAAGAGTTCTTCCGTTCCTTTAAGAGCATATTTGACCGATGTCGTTTCTGGTAAACCAGGAAAGAATATTATCCCTGGCACACAAGTGTCTCTTAATCCAGAAACATATTTAAAAGTGTATGTAACGGGCGAGAAAGAGACGGTAACTATTGGTAAGGGTGAATATGTATCTGGAACTAGTTCTAACGCTTCTGGACCTATTTTGAAGGTACTGGACGCTAATAACGTAGAGGTTGGTGATGAGTCAAGCACTACATTTGAGTTAAACAAAGAACAAGTTTACACTTTGGTTCTAAGCAATCATAATGGAACAGCATTTGTTCCAAACGAATCACTATCAATTCCTTCTATTGTTAGTTACAATGCTAAGAATAATACCACTTTAGGAATTTTTATTGCTAAAGATTCTGGTAAGGTTACGAGATTAAAAGTTCTCGACACTGGCGACAATTACGAAACCGCTTCGTTAACAATTGAAAGTCCACAACTTCCAGGTGGTTCTTCTGCTACTGCCAGCGTTGGTGTTTCTGATGGCAAGGTTTACAATGCTGAAATTTCTCTATCTGGTCGTGGTTATACTGAAGCTCCATCAGTTGTTATCAAAGGTGTAGGAACTGGTGCTGCTGGTGCTATCATTCAATCATTCATTGAAATTGATACACCTGCTGTTAGCATGGGTATTGCTACAGACTTCGAAGGTGATATTGAATCAACTACACCAACCAACTTCAAGTTTAAGCACCCAGTTTATCTACAGAACAATACCGAATATGCTTTAGTAGTAGAGACTGATTCTTTGGATTATGCTCTCTGGGCATCTAAGTTGGGAGAAATTGAAATTGCTACCAGCAATGTAGTTACTACACAACCTTTACTTGGTTCTGTTTATAAGTCACAAAATACAGATAACTGGACAGAAGACTTGTTCGAAGATTTGAAGTTTGTTCTATATCGTGCTAATTTTGATATTGCTACTGAAGGAAATCTAGAACTTACTAATGATTCTTTAGGTTATGAATTGCTAGACATTTCTCCTTTCGAAACCAGTGTTAGATCTCCATCTAATGCCACATCACCACTCTTCAAAAATAATAATTCTATTATTAAAGTAAATCATAGAAACAATGGATTTGAAGATAGTGGCAATTCGTATGTGTTCTTTGCTAATACACAAGACGTTGGTGGTATCTCAAGTGCTACTCTGAATGGAAGATTGTTTAAAGTTTCTAACTCTGGTTTAGATTTCTATAACATTGTTTCTCCAAACCCAGCTGGTTCTAGCGTACTTGGTGGCGGAGATAAGGTTATTGCTTCTTTCAACAGAAAGTATGAAAGACTTTATGCTCAGATTCCTCACTTAGAACTAGAGGGAACTAAGATTGATACATTTGTTTCAACAACTAACGTTATTCCAACGGATGCCAGTGTAACAAATTACGATTCTTATTCTATAACCGACTATGAACAAACTTTCTTAAATGAAGAGCATTTCTTTATTAATCAGAAGATTGTTGCTTCGGACATTAACTCTATTACCAATGGCATTAAAGACAGTCTTAAGTATAAGTTGAGACTTAAGTCAACAAACTCTGCTGTTTCCCCAATCGTCGATCTTAGAACTGCTTCTGTCAAGACAGCATCAAACCGTGTAGAAAATGCCACTGGTTATGAGAATCGTTATGGTAAGAGAAATCAAATTCTAACTTTCTTACCACTGTTTGATATCACTGTAGCTGTTTCTGGTGACAACTCCGATCAATTTGTAGCAGGAACTGTTATTGTTGGACAAAATTCTAAAGCAGAAGGATATGTCGTATCATACGAAAATGGAACTGCTCGTATAAGATTGAGAACACAAACAGAATTCCAGGCAAGTGAGTCATTAACGTTGATCAACACCTCAGGTGAGACTGTTGGTGATGTCAGTTTACAAGTTGGAAACATTTCTAGAATTACATTTAACTTTAGTGTTGGATCTAACTTAATTGCTTATTATCCTTTTGATACTGATACGGATTACAACAACAAGATCAATGGCAAAATTGTTCTGTGGGATCCAGAAGAAAATATTCTTGTGGTTGAGAATGCTTTTGCTCCCATTAATAACAACTACACTGCCAGCAACACAGAAGATACTGCTTATGTAAGGTTAGCTTCTTCAACTAGTCAGCAGGCAGATATCTTTAGAAAAGGTGATGTTATCAAGACAACTGCTGGAACAGAATCATTCCTAGAGATTGCTACAATGACATTTGATACTGGTATTGATTATGTACCAGAAACAGATTCTTCTAATAGTTCTGCTATTGCCAAATACGTTACTAAGGAAGTTTCTATTAACAATCCTGGCAGTTCTATTACGGTTAAAACTACAGTTAACCTTCCTGATATTGAGAATGTCAAAGTATATTACAAAATTAAAGAAGCTTCGAGTTCTATCAATTTTGAAGATACTAATTGGATTCCTTTCAATAAAGATGGCAATCCAGATTTTGATGTTATTGCTACTCCAGCAAATTCAATCTCTGGTCAATTTGAAAAACAAGAAGATTATCAAGAACTAACATATAGTGCTTCAGATCTTCCAGATTTCAGTTCATTTGCTGTCAAGATTATTATGAAATCTGAAAACCCAGCATATGTTCCTAAAGTACAAGACCTACGAGCAGTTGCTTCATACTAATGAAATACTTAAAAGTAGAAGGTCACGATAACTTGGTTCGTGACCTTGATACGGGAGCTATTATCAATACAGATAAACCTTCTCGTAACAACCTTTCTCATACAATGACCAATGCTCTTCATGACATAAATACTTTGAAGGAAGAACTATCTGAAATCAAACTACTTCTTAGAGAGATCGTAAGAAATGCCAGCAATTAACGTCGCCAGAACAGATACCTTTGAGGTTCAAAGGCAAAAGATTAACCAGATTGGAGATATCCTATCGAACATTTCCGCTGGCGGAAGTGATCTCCAAACTGGTAATTTGAAATTGGGTGATGGTACAAAAGAAGTTCCTTCTCTTTCTTTTATTAGTGATTCTACATTAGGTTTATACAAACCAGACAATTCACAGATTTCTTTTGTATCTGATGGTAAAGATTTAATCAGACTTGAAACGGAAGCATTTTATACGTTTCAAGATTTATATGTAAGAAAGAAAACATTAACGTCGGCTGGTTTTTCTATTACGAACGCTGGACAAAATTATGATGTTGGCAATTTTAGTGATGTCAATGTAATTGGTGGTTCTGGATCTAATGGTTCTGTAAATTTAGTTGTAGAATCTTTTGGCGGTGATATAACATCTGCTGGTAGTAATTATCTAACAGGAAGTTATAGTTCCATTCCATTGGTTTCTGATGGTGCTGGATCGGGAGTAACTGCAAACTTTACTACAGGAACTCCAGTATTTGTAATTCAAAGTGGTGGTTCTGGATATACTGATGGTGTTTATAGCAGTATCAATGTAGTATCTAGTGGGAGTGGTCAAGAACAGCAACTTACCCTAGAATTTACTGGCGGACAGTTAACTTCTATTACTGTAGAAAATGAGGGTCTATACCATTTAGCAGGAGATACTTTTAGCGTTCCAAATTCTGAGTTACTTTATTTTGACGAAGATCTTCAGGAAGAAGTACAAAGTGGTGGAGCTGGTGCCACTATTGCTATCAGTAACAATCCAAATACTATTGATACAACAACAGTAGAATTTGTAACTAAAGGCGACGGACATGCTGTTGGAGATAACCTAACTACTCCAGGATCTCAAACCTTTACTGGAGATCTTGGTGGTACTGTATCTGGAGTGTCTACTACTTTAGGAGCAGGAACAAGTATTACAGTTGCTTCTACTGCTGGTATTATTGCTGGTATGGATGTTCTTCAGGTATCTGGGGATGGTCAACTTGCCGATGATACAACTGTTGCTAGCGTCACAAATTCCACAACTCTAGTATTATCTGCTGCCCCAGCAGCCTCTGGTGCTGTTGTTTTAGATTTTTCTAGTTCATCTCTTAGTAGCATTGCTTTATCTGGAGATGTATCAACTATTATTTTAGGATCTTCTATTAGTGGTGGTGGATATACTGGAGAAGTTACTGGTGTCGATATTGACTTAAATGAAATTAGTATTGTACCAGATAGTACAACTGCAGCAAGTAATGTAACTTTTACAATTGATCCCCCATATGGCACGGGATCGGGATTTAATTTTTTAATTGATGCTGTTGGTGTTGTTACAAGTGCTTTAGTAAATAACGAAGGAAATGGATACGATGCTGGTGATGTATTAGCAGTTAATGCTGCTGATCTAACAAATCCAATTCCAGTATTTGTATCCGTATTTGAGGGACAGCAAGTTACTGCTACAGGAAACGTTAATGTTTCTGTCGGTGATAACGTTAATACATATACGCCACCAGATGCCGAAGCAGGAACTCCAGCATCATATGGTCCAGATTTAGAAGTTATTGAAGTTATTAATGGTACTACTTTTATTGCTTCTAGTGCCGAGCAGTTAGGTCAGGGCACTCAGTTCTCTGTGAATGCTGGAGGCACAGTATATACATCTGATGAATCTATCCCAGCAAATAGATATTACGCTGGATTTGATGAAGAAAATCAAACTTTAACACCAACACTTACTCTTTATATTGGTAGTAAGTATCAATTCCAACAAACTGATGGTTCATTTGGTACACACCCACTATCATTCTCTAGTCATCCAGATGGAAGTAGAAATCTAGTCTCTGGGGTGACAGCAGATTTAGATGTTGCTTCAACTACAATTACTGTATCAGATCCTACTGGTATTCTTGTAGGCATGGTGGTATCTGTTACTGATGGAGATGGTGGTGTTAATATTGGCACTACTGTTCAAGATGTTACAGGAAGTGTTGTTACGTTGTCGGAAGTTCCCACTACAAGTGGTGTAGGGACAACTTTAAGTTTTAGTGGTGCTCCATTTACTGATGGTCTCACTTCTACTTCTGATGGATCTATTCTAGAAATTACAGCTTCAACTCCAGATCCTTTATATTACTACTGCCCTAATCATGACGGCATGGGAGGATCACACGATCCAGATCCAAATAACCCCAAAGTTTTTGGCGATGGGTTTGAACTAACTATTATTAGTGTTGCTATTGACGACACCATTTCTTTTGATGTAAGCACTGGAACAATAAATTCTACCGACATTGCTTCTGAAACAGGTTCTATTAAAGACCTCACAGCAGAAACTAAAATAGACACTGCTCTTATTAATGCTACGGATGTAGTTGCTACTAATATCACAGCAACATCTGGTTCTAATTTGTCTTTAGCATCATCTGGTGATGTTGATGTCACTGCTGTTAATTTTAAAGTAGGTGACATTGTTTTAAATTCTGCTAATAATAGCATTACATCTACTGGAGATATTAAGACATCAACAGTATTGAACGTCAATGATGTTACTACTATTACAAACAACACCATTGCTACCAATGCTACTAATGATTTAATTTTACAACCTGGATTTGGAAAGGTAGCTAAAGTAGATCAAGTCACTGCTTTGACTCTACCTGTTGGAGATACAAGTCAAAGACCACAAGTACAAGAAAGTGGGCAAGTTAGATTCAACAGTGAAACAAATCAGTATGAAGGATATAGTTCCTTAAATGGTTCTTGGTCTTCTCTTGGTGGTGTACGTGACCTGGATGGGGACACTACAATTCTTGCCGAATTAAATGTTGGTGATGATGACGATACTTTATGGTTCAGAAATGATGGTAACTACACATTAAAATTAGATAGAAATTTCTTAGATTTTAATACTGTCAAAGACATTAAATCCACAAAGCAAGGTATTCCTGAATTTAGTAAATGGATTGCTAATGCTCCTTTAACTGCTGGAACATATGTCAAAGAAGGTCTAAACTTATATGAAGTAACTGTAAGTGGTGTATCTGCTGGTCCTGGATCTCCTCCAGGAGATACTAGTGGAGATTCATTTACCAATGGTTCCGCTACTTTACGGTGGTATTCTCTTGCTGTTGCTCCACTAGTAATTGCTGAAGTTGAAGAATTTAGAATTGGACCAACAGAACCAATTCCTTTGGTTGTTAATGGCGATTTGAGATTTGCTGGAAATAAAATTTCTACTGATATTAATGATCTATTAATTCAACCAAACGGATTACAGAAAGTTAAGATTGAATCTGTTACATCGCTTGTATTGCCTGTTGGAGACTCAAACTCCAAAGGAAATCCAGAACAAGGATCTGTAAGATACAATACTACAGATTCTCAATTTGAAGGATTTAATGGTAGTCAATGGGGAGGTCTTGGTGGTGTTAAAGATATTGACCAAGATACTCTCATCCAAGCAGAAACTGCTCCTGGTGCTGATGAAGATACTTTATACTTCAAAAATGCCAATAATGAAACGTTAAGACTTAACGATCAAAAATTAGTATTCAATTACATTGATACTTTAGAGTCTGAAACTAGCAATGCTTTCAATTTTGTTGCTGATACTATTACGTTTGGATCACAAGACACAACATTATTGAACACTTCAGCTACCGAAACTTTCTTATTCTCCTCAAAAAATAATTTTGATATTGGTCTTTCATCTGGTCTAAACACAGATACATTAATCAGACTAACAAATACTGGCAAGATTTTCTTCAACACCTCATTTGGACTTGGAAATTATCAAGCAATTGAAATCTTAAATGAAGACCTATCTAAACTAGAACTATCTCATATTAAGACTCATACAAGCAAAGTCACACTTGTCAAAGGAACTTCAGATGTCAGTTCTGTTATATTGTATGATCCTGCCGTTGCTGAGTGTGCTCAAGTAGAACTTGTTGCTCACAATCAAGCAAGTGGAGACAAAGAGTTTATCCAATTTACTGTTATTGATGATGGTACGGATATATACCGTACAGAGATTGGTAATGTAAAAACTGGTCAAGAACTTGTTGGGACCACATTTGATTTCGATTCTTCAAGTAAAGTTCGTGTTACCTATACTTTAGATTCTGGATTGATTAATGGTAACAATGTTGATATCACTGTAGTAACTACCGTAATCAAGAGGTAATAAAAACCAATGGCAGGCAACTTAAACACACTAGATTCTGTTGGTGGATTTTCAGTATCTAACAAAGTAATTGTAAACCACACATATGATGCTAAAAATCTAAACACTCTAGAAGTAAGAAACAATTTTTATGATGATTCTTTTGCTCAGCATTATATTCTAAGAGGAACTAACACATCAACATTATCTGTTGATAACGTAAATGGTATTATTCCAATCCCTTCAAATACCATGAATTTTGTCGAGGCAGTCGTTATTGCTGTCAATGATGACAATACTGCTAGTATTACTCAAAAGTTAGAAAGTGCTTTACAAGTAAATGGTACTGGTGTAGTAACAGAGTTGTCTACAATGACAACTATTATTAAAGATAGTATTCCAGAAGGTCAAACTTGGGAAATCGATGTCTTTACTGGTGGTGGAGCAAATAAGTTTAGTTATTCTACCACAAGGATTGGTACAACTAAAACTGTCAAGTGGTGTGTATACGTTAAAGTAGTGAGTATCGACTGGACTTGATGCTAAATAGATAAGAGAATAAATCATCAGCGGGCTGGATAGAAGATGAGCTTTAAGTTTAATTCTGACAGGGAACAATTAAGAGCAATTGCTCCTCAGATTATCGGAGATGAAGTAATTTCTTACAGGTCTGGCACAGGAGCTGATGAGAAAGAGGTAATGAGGACCCTATTGGATCCTGATACAAAACTTCCTCGTGTTGGTATTAATAGAACTGGTAGTAGAATTGACAGATATGTAGTAACAAATCCAGGTTCTGGGTACACTCAGTTACCTACTGTCACAGTTGCTCCACCCCCCGCTGGTCCTAATGCTCGTCAGGCATTTGCTTCTGCTTCTGTATCTGCTGAAGGTAGAGTTGTTGGTATTCTAATTGACGACCCTGGTGATGGTTATATTTCCGCCCCTGCTGTAAGTATCACTGGTGGTAACGGATCTGGTGCTGCTGCTGATTCTTTTCTCGACACTGTTGATTTTGAACTTGATATTAACGGTGCTATCAGAACATCTACTTCTATCATTTCTGATACGGCACGAATTTTAAACCTGGATATCGACAACCTCGTTACTCCAGACGCTCAATACAGAGCACCAAACTTAAAAACATTTATTAACAATACAGGAACACAATGGGTTCCAGATAAATTTTATCAAGAAAACGCTTTTGTAGTTCGTGGTGGTAACGTATACCAAGCAGTTTCTACTGGATATTCATCTGCTAACCCCCTAGATCCTCCTCTACACATTGATGGTATTGAAGTTAACGGTAATCCTATTACTGACTTAGCAAGACCTGGAGTTCTTTTTAAACACATCGGTTTCCGTGTAGCTGACCAGAACGAAGTATACTACAATGAAACTGGTGAAGCAGGTATCTATCCAAGATCTATCACTCCTTTACTTGGTGATAAGTCTGATAAAATTGCCACCACAGAATACGTCCTCAACCTAGCAACGAATGACGTTGGTGGTCGTATCTACGTTTCACAACAAATTGGTGACGACGAAAATGATGGTCGTTCTGCTGTTAATCCAGTTAGGACAATTAAAAAAGCATGTCAGTTAGCATGGCAGACTCCTGGTGTTAAAGAGTCTATCATTATTTCTGGTGGAGACTACACTGAAGATAACCCAATTTCAATTCCACCAGATGCTTCTATTGTTGGTGATAACCTTCGTCTAGTTATTGTTCGTCCTGCCAACCCAAGAAAGCACATTTTCAAGTTTGGTGATAAGAACTACGTTATTGGTGTTACCTATCGTGACCAGGAAGGTGCTGATACCTTTACCTGGGACTTTGCTATGGTCTTTGACGACAAGCAAAGAGTCACATATGATTCTACAGTAAATGGTGATTACGGAACATCTTGGCCAGTAGGTACACAAGTATTTGGCGATGATGCTTTTAGAGCAACTTTCCAGGATAACGGAGCTTTGTCAAGTCTTGTCTCTGGTCTTGAGATGAGAGGTGTTAATGGTGGTCTTATTAGATCTACCAGGGTAGAATTTACAACCACTACAGGACCGTCTGCCTATATTACAGGTGTATTTGATTATGTGAACGTATCTGGTGGTATTACTTCTGGTGAAACATTAAGTTTTGGTGGACCTAATACTGTTAGATTTACTCCAAATACGGCATACACAGTAGGTCAACTTGTTTGGACTAGCGATCACACATACAATGTTACGGTTGCTGGTACTTCTGGAGAAAATAGTCCAACACATGACCAAGGAGCTGCTAACAATGGTGATGGAACTTTAGAGTTTACATTCGTTAGAGATACTTACACTGTAGTTACTACGGATATCATTTCAATCAGACCTGAAGGTGAGGTCGTATTTGAAAATGTTCCAAATGATGCTGATCCTCCACTACCTATTTACAGAATTGACTTCTCTCAGCAAGGTCAAGCAGATATTGCTACTGGAGGTTATCAAGATCCTGGAATCCAAGAAGATCTAGGTGGCATTGTTTTCTACACCAATGCTCTCCAAGGTGCTGAAAACATTCACGATTTTAAAGAAGGAGAAGAGATCTTTATCTCTGGTCTTTCCACATCTGGTCCTGATCTATCAAGTCTTAATGGCATTTCGAGAATCTACAAAGTTATTGAAGATCCTGATGGTAGATCTAGACGTTTTGTTATTCCCAAAAAGTTACCATCTCTAACCGACGATAACTACGATCCTGGTCAGTTTGCTGCTGTAAGGACTGTTGCTAAGTCAGTTACACTAACTCTACTCAACTCACCATTTAAATTTAATGAAGCAACACCTGTTGCTAGACGATATCAAGACGCTTGTTTACAAATTAAAAACAACGCTGACTTTATTGCCGATGAAGTTGTAGGTAAGATTAATGATGAATTTAAGAAAGAATATTTCTCCATCTACGACATCGGTGGTACTGCTTCTCAGCAGTTTACCCCATCCAATGTAACTTATGATCCTGCTACTGGTTATGCTACATTCACCGTCAATGGTCACGGACTGACTGCTGGTGATGGCGTAAGTATTGCCGATGGATCAATTACATTTACTTGTGCCATGGATGGCAACAAGACTGAACATTACTACCCAGAGTCTCACAATTACTCTAGTGGAAAAGCACTTCCTGTAGAGAATCCAACAGCAAACACATTTGATCTCTATGTAGGTGTATCTGGTCCAGATCAACAATTCACCCCATCTGACGCTTCATATAATCCTGCTACAGGCGATTTAACGATTAACCTCAATACCACTCACGGTCTTTCTGTGGGCGAAGGTATTACAATTGATGATAATTCTTTGTCATTCACATGTGACATGGATAACAATCAATCAACTAAAACCTATCCACGTCCAGGTATTGACCCATATGCTGGTAGAGCAGTCAAGATTACTGCTGTACCATCTACTACAGAAATCACTGTTAACGTAGGTGCTTCTAGAGCTAATCAACTTTTCACCCCAACTGCTGCTACTTACGAACCTGTAACTGGCAACTTGACAATGACTATTGGTCAGCACGGTATTGGTGTTGGCAGAAATATTGTTCTTGAAGATGAGTCGTTTACGTTTACTTGTGCTCTAGATGGCAACCAAACAGAACACTCATATCCACGTCCTGGTGTTGATCCATATTCAGGTGGCAAATCTATTGAAGTTACAGCAGTAGGATTTACTCAACACACTGTAACTGATGCTCCTTATGATCCTGCTACAGGAGATGTAACTCTAACGGTTCCTAACCACGGATTTACCAACGGAGATTATATTAAACTAAGTGATGGTTCTTTAACCTATACATGTGACTTAGATGGTAATACTGTTCAAAAATCATATCCACGTGCTGGATATGATTATCCATCTGGTCGCTGGTTACAAATCACTAACGTATCTACCAATACATTTGATATTAATATTGGTTCTGCTGATTATACTGGCACCCATACGTTTGTATCTGCCGCTGTAAACGGATTAGAAAGACAAGATGGAACTCTCACAATTAATGTAGGAACTTCTTCTGATACTTCACAACATACATTTGTTCCTGGAACTGAGAACACTAACGCTGTTAAGTATCTACCACAGTCTACCCACACATTTGTCGGCACTACCGCCAATTCTATTAAGCACCTACCACAATCAGCCCACACATTTGTAAGATCGGCATCTAACTCGCTATCTGTTGGTGGCGATCAATTTAAGATTTATCTTGGAACGTCTAGATTTGTCCACACATATGTCAGTGGTGGTACGATAACCTTTGGCGGTTCTTCATACAACATCACCAATTTTGAATACGATAACTTTATTACTGGCACTGCTACGATCACTATTGATACATCAATTCCTGGAGTATCAGAAGATAACATTGTAAAACTTGCTGATATCTTGGTTGAATGTGTCATTGATGGTGTAACAACTCAAAAGACTTATCCAAGTTTTAACATTCCTGTAAGTGACAATAAGTGTCGTAGAGACATCAAGCACTTCCTCAACGCTTTGACTCAAGACCTTGAGTTTGGAAGTAATAATAATATTCTTGATGCCGCTAAGAGATATATTGATGGCACTAACACTGAAATTACGTTTGTTGAGAATGAAATTATTCAAACAGTTCGTGCTATTGAATATGCTAGAGAACTAGCAATCTACGCTATGAGAAAGTGGAGAACTGGCAACGGTATGGCTGGCGATCCAATTTACACACCAGTATATTCTACTGTAGCAAGATACTTTGATAATACTATTATTGATGATGGCAATTCACCTGCTTGTGATAATGTAAGATCTGCTATTGATACTTTATCATATCTTTTTGTTGATGTACTCGCCAATAATGCTTCAGGAACATACTTAGATGCTGCTTATCTAATTGCCAGAAACAGAGATCACATCGCTGATGAAGCATACAATGCTGCTATTGTTCAATATCCAAATCTAGGTTTGGTTAATATTGATGAGCGTAAGTGTCGTAGAGATATCGGATTTATTCTACGTGCTCTTATTAGAGATTTGATCTTGGGTGGTAATGCTGGGATGCTTGAAGCTGCCGAGTCTTACTACACTGGCACACAACTAACTGGTATTCCAGCTTCTGAACTAGGTGCCACAATTTTTGCTTTCAATAAGGTGAGAGACCTTTCCATTGAAGCAATGAGAAATTGGGTAGATTCTTCTGGCAATGCTAGTAGTGCTGCTCTATACACACCAATTCCAAGATTTACTGATACATCAATTCTTGCTGATCCTGCTGGAAATCCACTATGTGCTGCTGTCGAGTCTTCTATTACCACAGAATTCCAACTATTAGAAGATATCTTAGATGGAACTATTGCTAAAGGTGCCACTGAAGTAAACACAGGAACTTTATTTGACACGGTTGGTCTCTATACGTATGCCGATAGCGTAATTAAAGACTCTGTTGGTAATTACATTACCGTAAAAGCAACTTACGATGATCTACCAATCATTGAAGCATCTCCATATACCCAAAACTCTTCTATCATCTCCAAGTTAGGTGGCGGTGGTGCTCTGATTGATGGTTCTAAAGTTAAGCAACCTAACTGTCCTTTCCCTGGACTAACACTAGATGGAGAAGCTCAATTCCCCAACCAGGGTAAATCGATGGTTGCTTCGGCATTCACGATTGTATCCGAAGGTGGTGTTGGATATAAGATTATTGAAGATGGTTATGTACAGTTAGTTTCGGTCTTCTGTATTTTCTGTGCTGATGGTATTCTTGCTGAGTCTGGTGGTTACGCTTCGGTTACCAACTCTGCTTCTAACTTTGGTATCTACGCTCTGAGATCTAGTGGTTTCAGAAGAGAAGCATATGAGTTTGACGTTGCTACAATCGGTAATGTTTCTTCTACTCCAACTGGAAGAACTATTCTTTCTATCAGTGGAATTGGAAGAGAACCACTTGAGCACTACGTTGTCAAGATTGATGGTTATGAGAATGTCAATCCAGATATTGAATACTTTGTTGACGTTGTAGAAGGAGTAACAGTTGGTCCTCCTTTCTCTGCTCAAATCACTCTTGAGTCTGGTTCTGGTGGTCCAGCAGAATTTAAAGAAATTTCTACGGGCAATGTAGTATCACTATCATCTCTGGTTGGTGCTACTGTCAGACTACACAGACCATCAATTGTTAACTCTTCTTCCCACACTTGGGAATACGCTGGTTCTGGTACTAACTATAATGCTCTACCTGAAAACGGTGGTGTTAAGATTGAGGCAAACGAGCAAGTCTCCGAGAACTATGGTAGAACATATGTCTCTGGTACTGACGAACTAGGTGACTTCAAGGTTGGTACATTTGCTAGAATTGAGAACAGAACTGGTAACATTACCTTCACGGGTACGGTTACCATCTCGGAAGTTGAATTCTTGAAACTGAAAGGTGGTGACGTTGTTGTTACTGGTTTTGATAATAGCAACACACTGGGCGGTGCTAACGCCACTGATTCCAAACTACCAACTCAAAAGGCAGTTAAGGACTTTATCACAAATAACCTCGGTCCTTTCATCAACAAACCATATTCTACGAACCCAGTTCCTAGAGCACTGGTTGAACTTACCGACTCTGGTAAGATCTCCGAAGATCAAATTCCACCTCTACGTCCTTTCCAGGTTTATACTGTTGCCGACGAGCCAGAACGTCTAGCAATTGAAGGAGCACTTGCTGGCGATATTGCTATTCAAGAAGGTGATCCTGATGCTGATCCACCAATTGACCCAAGCACATATATTCTTAACAACGATAACGATAGTTTATTCCTAGCGTTCCCTGTAGATACCACACTTCAATTTACTATTGGTGACGTTTTCACTGGTAATATTTCTGGCGGTAAAATTCAAGCAACTGAGTATAGACAAGGTGTTGTCTATCAGTTGAATATTACAGATGGTGGTTCTGGTTACATTACACCTCCTCTTGTTACAGTATCTGGTGGTAATCCACAATCAGGTGCTGTTCCCGCGGCAGTAACAACTGAGATCGCTAATGGTCAGGTTGTTATCATGAACATTGAGTTATTCAATGGATATAAGGGTGGTAAAGGATATACAACTCCACCAACTATCACTATTGCTGCCCCAGCTGGTTCTGGTACACAAGCTACTGCTACTGCTCTTATTGAAAGCAGACTCTATGGAGATATTGTTAATAACGTCAAGATTGTTGATACAGATACTATCGAATCTAGTGATCTTCCATCAGAAACAATTAATCTCACTCGTGTAATTAATACTTCTGGTCAAGATGCTCTTAATTGGGTATCTCTATCTTCTGATAGTATTTCTGCTAACCAAATTACTTCGGGTGTTATTTCTACAGCACGTCTGGCATCCAATGCTTCTGGAGAAGAGAGTGCTGCTAACTCATTCACCTTCCTAAGAGGCGATCAGTCTTATCAACCTGCTGTACAAACGATTAAAGGTCCCGAGACTAGATATTTTGCTAAACTAAAGACACAAGCAAATAGTGGTGCTTCTCAGTTAGTATTTGAATCCAACTCAAACTTCATTAAAGGTCATGAAGTTGTACAGATTACTGGTATTCAAGCAGACACCAATATTGATGGTGTACTAACTGAGGCTGGCGAAACTACCGTTACTCTAGATAAGTTCCTTACAGCAACTCTTGCTGCTAATACAGTTCTAGAATTCAATAGAGGTTCTTCTCCTTTAACCTTTGAGTCATCACAGACTCAAGGTGAATTTGTTGAGCAGATTGTTATTCAGAATGGTGGTTCTGGCTTCGATGCTGGTCCATTCTTCAATGTTCCTCTATCTGGTGGTAATGGAACAGGTTTGAGAGTTAACATCATCACAACTGGTGGTGTTGTTACTGATGTCACTATCGTTAATGGTGGTGAAGGATATGGTCAGAACACTTCCCAGCAAAATGTTGACTTTATTGTATCTTCTGCTCCTAGTGAAATTGGACCTGGAACAGGTTTAGTCTTACTGGCAAAAGTAACCACAGTTCTAAGACAGTACGCTAACGTTGCTGTTGACATTAACAGAGTTACTGATCTAACAACTTCTGGCGATCTATATGGTACTCTTGGTGTTGCTAGATTTAAGAAATCTCAGTTCGAAATTGGTCAATCTGGCAATGGTTCTGTTGATATTAAAACTGGTCCAGATAGTGGACTTGATGCTGATACCCTTGACGGTGCCCAAGGTTCTTTCTATCTAAACTCCAGTAACCAAAGTGCTGGTACTCTACCTGTTGATAGACTGTCTGGTACATATAACATCAACATTTCCAACCAGTCTGGTAGTACCCTTAGACTAAGAACTTCTACTACTACACCAACAAGTAATCCATCTCCAGATGAGTTTTCTGCTGGTGTCATTGCTGATACCAAGAATAATAATGCTGATAATTTATTTGATGGTGGAACCAGACACATGGTTCTTACCTTCAGAAATGGTGGTACTGACTTTGATGCTACATTTGGTGGTGTAAGACAACTTGCTATTACCGATGGT